CGTCCTTGCGTACATAATCCCCGCCCCATCGTAGGCCATACTTCTTAGCCAGCGCTCTAATCATTGGCACATTAGTTGGCTCAAATGTTCCAGCCTTGCCTAGTGGGTGCTTAGTCGCGTTTAGATCAATGGCGCTGCCACTGGCATGGTTGCTCAGTTTGTCAGTGCTGCCGCGTATCATCCTAAATGAGTAGGCCCAGTCATCAAATACACCCTCATCTATTGGCTCTATTAACTTATGAAACTCACTTGCAAAGCCCGCTAATAAAGGCCCGGCATATTTAGCACATCTAATACTGCGCTCTGTTCCCTTAATTTTATACGGAGTTACCGCGATTAGTTTTTGGTCATCACTAGCAGGCCAGCCGTTATGCGATTGCATCCCAGTTACCTGCTTCTTCGTTCCACGAATACATCTTGCCATCTTCAGGCATTGGAATTGGTGCATCCCAAAATGAGCCAGTTCTTACCCACGAAGGATAAGGCTTTGGCGTTATAAAAATATCCTCGGCTGAATTGTATTCATAGCCAATACCTGCATAGGTGCCGCGTATGTTGTTGTTGTATGAAGTCCGCTTGCAGACTTGACCCGCTGAATTACCGTAGAAGGTTTCGGTGTCTAGCCCTTCAATAAGTTCGGTTTCATCTATTCCGACTATTACACCTGTCACGATGTTGTTCTCATCTAAGTATGCGTAGTGCGCCATTATGACCAACTAACTGTATTGCCGATGCCCGCTGCGGTAATTGTTGCTCTCTTAAATCCACCTGATGCGGCTGATTCCGTACCTGTTACACCTGCGCCAAATGTGATTGTTTTGGAATCCACATATCTAAGGATTACTGTGCCTGAGCCGCCAGTACCGCCACCACCACCTGAACCTCCACCACCACCACCGCCACTATTTGTGCTTCCATCTCCACCACGAGCATTATTATTCCCTTGACCGCCGCCGCCAGAACCTCCAGCAGCAGTTGCGCTCCACCCTGGTCCTCCACCGCCACCACCTGAAGTTACAGGCGACCCAGTAATAGATGTTGCTAGACCATCTCCACCAATACCTTGTGTAGTTCCTGAAGCCGATGTTCCAACAGCCCCAGCACCACCACCACCACCACCACGAGGGTCAACGCTTGCGGTGTAATATCCTTTACCGCCATCATTCCCTTGAACAGGGGAAGCGGTTCTTACACCACCAAGCGTTTGAAAAGTAGGGAACTGACCAGATGAATACCCAGAACCACCGCCGCCAGAACCACCTGCGCCACCATTATACAAATTACCATCATACTTGCGACCAATACCACCACCATTAGATGTAATGCTTGAAAATATTGAATTGCCGCCAACTCCACCGTCAACAACCGCCGTAGTCGAGCCAGTACCACCTGCGCCAACTGTTACTGTGTAATTTGTTGCTGTAGATAATGCCAAAGCGGATTCTAAACTTCCACCACCGCCTGTTGCCGTTACTGTGCAACGAAATCCACCACCACCGCCACCAGAGGACCCGCCCAAACCTGCTTGATGTGACCCGCCGCCGCCACCACCAGCAATAACAAGATAATCAACATCAAAAGTACGCGGCTTATTCGCACTAGCAATAATTCCAAGTATCGACATCAGGAAATGTCTCCGATTACTGTAAAGACTCCAGCCGCTGTACAGATAATAGTTGCGGCAGAAAATCTTGCGCGAAGGATTGGCGCATTTCCTAGAGTTCCTGTACCTGTTGAGGTAATAGTTACCGCAGCCCCTGAAATTGTGGTAAGTCCTACGCCGATTGATTGCACATTTATAGACTCACCTGCTGCAAATACGCCTGTGGGAATTGTAACGGTGACCGCTGAGCCGTTGGAAGTCGTGACCAGTTTGTATTTGTCGGCTGCCACTAGCGTGTAAGTAGTGCCAGTTTGTGCGTTAAATGCCAGAGCATCTAAAGCGTTCATCTGCGCGGCAGTTAATACATCACCGCTTATAAATGTAACTGCTGCCATTATATTCTCCTCTAGTAACTCAGCGAGCTAACATTTAGCAGGCCGTAATCAACACTATTTAATATAAACGCATCTAAAATTGGTTCTAATGTAGTAAAGGTTACTCTCCATTTATTCGGGGCAATATCCATAGCCACGCCAAATATCTGTAATGTTTTAACTAGGCTAGTGGCCCCTGGTTGCGTAGTTGTTATCGTAATTGGGTCAAAGAAATCTAGATTAAGAGCTGCAACTATGCCAGAGGCGTAGTCATTGGTATAAAGGTCAAGGAGTAAGGCATCGCATCTCACGCTAGTCTGTGCCCTACTTGCCACATAGGTTCGGCCGTAATCTAGAGCTGCGGCATCTGTCTGCATAAGTAGCCCGGTCTGGGTGTAGGAGTGTAGGAAATATTTAGCTATGGAGTCAGCGTTGCTTGCCTGCTGAAGGCTGCCGCCTGTGCGGGTTATGTTGGCTTGATTATAAATAAGTACATCGTTTAATATCCAGACAGCATCAAAGTAATTTATTCCACCGCCCGCATCTGAGAATACTGTGGGAGTTGCCCCGATTGTAGAGGCAGCAGCAGCTCTGTCCTGAAATACAAAGGAGCCTGCGGCATCCACATAGAAGGCCCCATATTCGCTCAAGGCCACAGTTTGACACGCAGCTAGTGAAGTTCTAGGTGTGCCGGGGTCTGCCTGCATAGTGGTCTGGCCAGCATCTATATCTCTCATACTAGAAGGCCAGGAAATTTGATCTAATATATTATTTATCCGCGCCCCTGATAATTGGCCTGCGCTAGTTCCTGAAACGCTAGTTACCTGGGCTAATTGTAATAATCTAAAGGCATCTATAGCCGTAATAGTTGTATAGGTAACTGTTGTTGTGGCTTCCTGTGGCGTTACTGTTTGATAGCCAGTAATAAATCCAGAAAATATAGGGTAGGTAATGCCGTTATCATCTGTTGCAGTAATTTGTAATTTACGCATAGGCTCAAGCAGGCCAAACAGAGGCCCGGCAGAATTAAGCGGGTTAAAATCTCCATTTTGATCTATTAGGCGCAGGCTACATGTTCCAGTATTAAATTGATCTGCTTCAGCGTTGCGGCCTCTTCTAGTTATTATTCCATCAACTTGATTAGAGACATCAATTATTACGCCAGCGCTATCTGCTAAAATATTTGTGCCTAATATGCCCTGTCCTAAAATCATGGCCTGAGCAAATGATGGCCCAGTTGAGAAGTTAATAAATGCGTTAATTGTTGGCACTGGCATTATGGCAACGCTCCAGCGTATGAGGTGTTATTTCCAAACCTGTTGGCATTTTGGATAGCCTTTAGCACTATCTCATTTATATATTCACCACTGCCTAATGGGTTATTTATCGTTACATTATTTGTTTGTCCAGTGTTACCGCCAGCTTGTCCAAATGGTGTTCCCGTAAATCCTGATGATGGAGCGCTAGCCATCTTATCTAAAATACTTTGTGCAAAGGCATCCCTCTCCTCTGACTGCCTCAGCGCCTCTAAGGCCTCAGCTAGCGCTTGCTCTGCCTCAACGAATACAGCCTGCGCCAATACTGGGTTTGCAATTCCTGTGGCTTGATCTACTGACCTTGCAGCGAATTGTCCTATAGGTACGCCGCCGATACTTCCTAATCTGGCTGCCGCCGCCGCTGCTGCATCTGCTAATTTTTTAACCTCACTGGCTGCCATTAAATTGGCAAGCATCGTGGCTATGTTGGTCTTATCTAACTCAGCTAATCTGGCTCTGGCTGCGTTGGCATCCTCATCCATAATGGCTAAGAGTCCACGAATACGGGCTCGCTCGGCATCTGTCTTAGCATTTTCTAGAGCGCGGTTTAAGTTGATGCGGTCTATGTCAAATTGTTCTTTTAGCTTATCTAATTCGCTGGCCTTCTTTTTGGCTAGTAATTCGGCAGCGGATAACTTGCCCTTTTCCTTTTCCACAATATTGGATTTTTTAAGTGTTGCAATTAGTTTGGCACGCTCTGCCGCTTCAGGTGTAAATAAATTGGCCGTAGTGCTAAATGGTACGCCTTTGCCTGTGTTATCTGGCCTTGAGGATTTGCCTAGATTTTGTAATAAAC